TAATCATCAAAAGGACCCTCTCCCCAATAGTCGTTTGTGCCAATATTACTAAGTCCTCCTTTTTTAGAACTATAATCTGGTGGTGGCCAATTACTACCATATTCTGCTGCACCTCCAGTTGTCAAAACTTTTCCACTTAACATATCAACATTGTATTGCGGATTAGTATATCTATTTGCTCCAGATGTAGCATCATTAGCAATCAATGATGCCATAGTATTTCCTCCACCTTTCATATCATCAATATCTATTACACGTCCTGTCATAACACTCTAATTTATCGTCTATTTTTATTATTTCTTTTTGATTTACGATGAGATTTTTTTGTTGTTTTTCTTGACTTTCTTGATTTTCTTCTAGAACCACCAGTCTTCAAACAAGCGGGATTCATGATACGAGCATCATAAGGTTGTTGTAAAAGAACGGGTCCACCAACAGAATCAACAAAATCACTTGCTTTATTACCATAACCGGCCGTAGGAGCAGTATAGAAAGCACTATCAATACCCCCTACACCACCAGACTGTGTTAATGGTGTAGGATTTGGTAAAGCGCCTGGAGGTGATGTATTGACTAAACCGCCTTCACAGCCAATACGAACAACTTCAGGATAGCTTCCAAGAAATGGTGTTGATGGACTAATTGGACCAGCACCTACATCAAAGCTATAGCGACCTCCTTTGAGCATGGTATTTGCGGGAGTATTTACTTGAGCTTCAATGGATGCTTCATTTAAACTAGGTCTCATACCTCCAGCAAAACCGGGAAGACCGCCAGTTCCAGTAATAGGACCAGCAAGGCCAGGGCGAGTAGCTGATAAACAGTCAGGGATTAGAGGTGTGCCAGCAATTACTTCTTGTGCATAAGGTGCTTCTGGAGCAACAGAGTGAACACCAAATGAATATCCCGCACCTCTTTGTTTTCTATGTTTTCTTGTATGTTTCTTTGCCATCTAACTTTGTATAATATTTTTATGTAATCCTATAATTTCATATTTCTTAAAATCTTCATTATAAGAAATATTTACCATAATATCACCAGAAAAATCTTTTAGTTTTTTACTCAAATCTAATTGCTGAACGCATGCTTTTGATAAAGACTTTCCATCCACATCAAATAATTCATAAACATCTGGAAGAATAGTATCTCGTACTGCTTTCGCATAAGTAGGTTTGGTTTCGATAGTAACTACTTTAGGAATAGATAGCATTGGTTCAGAAGTTTTTCTTCCATAATATCCTTCACGTGCGTCAATCTTCGCAACACTATCATTTAATGTAAATGTAAATCGTCGTTTTCCAGCAGTATCTGGAATTAAAAATACTTTTGTATAATCTTCAACGTCAACTAATTTTTCTAGTTCAGAAAGTGGCAATGGATTCATAACATTAGTCACGATACCTCCTAGAAGTCTTGCATCAGGAATCCAATGATGTTGAACAAAATCTTTCATATATTTTCGTCTTTCAGTAAAAGTTTCATTATTAAATACATTTTTTCCTTTATACACATAAACATCTTCAATAAGCATACTATGATTGACAACATCTAAGCTAACAATAAAAACACTTCCTTTATAAATTTCTTGTGATACTCTCATACGCAAACTATAACATATTGGATGACCTCTTGTAAATTCTCTTTCTTTCTTTGATAAATTATAACGAATATAAATTGGCATATTTTTGTTCAAAAATACTAAAAAGCCTGGCTCAGCTTTTGTATTTGTGCTATGAACAAAGAATGTTGCTTTTGTAAATAAAGACCCAATTCTAGCATCAGTGAAAGTAGAACCACTATCATTTGTGAAAGTAGATCTGCTTTTATTTTCTATATTGAGTTTTTGGCATATTACTAAATCTTGTAAATTATTTGTTAAAAATTCAATCGCAGCATTTTGAGCATGTGGTAATGCCTTTTTTAATACAATTGCATGTGTATTTCTATGCGAACTTTTTAAAGAACCTTGTGCTATTTGTTCTTGCATTGAAGACATTTCTTATTATACTATGTGTTTATGGTTTAAACCTTTTTTATATTCTAGAAACTTGCATAATTATAATTTGTATGGGTATCATCTGCTCCTATTCCCGCCAATAATCCTCCATTTTCAACTAATTCTGGTTTGAAAGGCTGTAGAGACTGAGATGTATCTAACATTCTAGTGCTAGCTACTTCAGAATTTGTAATAATCTTATTACCAGAATTTATCATACCTGGTCTAAATGAGCGTTCCGGGTAGCGTAAATTATCTTGTATATCTTGAGAACCATAACGTTCATCCATAGGATCACTTGGAGTTACACTAAAAACAGAGTTAAGACGAGCAATACTATCAGGAATTCTTGCGTTTGGTGGATTTGGTCCAGAAGGAGAAACTTCTCTAGGAACTTGTATAGGAAGTGGTGCTTTCATAACTGCAGCTGGAGCTGGAACTTCAAATGTTTCTGATTTTAATTTATTAAAAAATATGTAAACAGCTATTATTAAAATAACAACTATTATTCCTATTTTTTTTGTATCAAATACCATCTAATAAAAAATGGTTTAAAAAATAAAAAATAGGTAAGGTAGAATCTAAAATGACTTCTTCTACTCCAACCCAAGTAGAAACATTAGTAGCCAAAGTATTTTCTTTACCTTCTGCGAATCCCGATCCTAGCAAGTGGTCTCTTGATGTTGTAATACAGGTCGCGGTTGAACTCGCCGGACTCGTAAAGAATGCATCTTCTGGTCAACAGTTACGGACGAAACAACAGAATTTTGACCTTTTACTCCAGGTTGTGAATGCGGTGCTTGACCAACTCGAGGCAAAGGAGTTGAAAGCCCTTTCATCACTTCCTCAAGACTCATCCACTGCTTCTGCTGCTGTAGTGCAGCGTTGGGTAAGTTTAAAACTTGTTGTGAATACAACACTTCCTGTTGTGTTTTCTTATACTTCTCATTTATCTGTACCTCCCGCTGTTGCGAGCTGTTTCTCTTGTTTTGTTGCTGATACTGTAGCTTTTGAGGAGAAGCTTGTTGCTGCTCTTCCCGTTTTAGAATCAGTGGTTGCTTCGGCGCTTCCCGTTGTGGATGAGATTGCTGCTGTTTCCGGAAATTCTGCTGCTGTTGCTGATTTACAAAAGGTTGAGGCAGATGTATCAAAGGTTGAGAATGCGGTAAATGTTGTTGCTGATTTACCACCAGTATCTCCTCAATCGTCACAATAAATTGTGGTGTTTTATATCCATTCTCAAAAACACATTTATATGTTTCTATTGAAAATACATGTAGTGGAATAGAGCCATCATAAAATTCACATATTTCTTTTTTATTTTCTTTATTAATAATTCTATACATTATAAAATTATTATTAAATAGAAATCCTTTTATAGAACCAAAATCATATATTATTAGTTCTGAATCGTTTTCTCCAAGAATATTTTCTCCAAGAATATAATTAATTTTATATATCATTTTACTAAATAATAGTATTACAAAACATTTAGACCATATAAACTAAAAAGTAAAAAAATTAAATTACAACTTTAAGAAATAGTGATTATTATAAATAAATGGTAACTATACTTGTATTAACGCAGAAAGCAGAAGTTAAATCTAGTAAATTGAATATTGAAGATGGAAAAGAAATTACATTAGAAGTAATTCAAAAATATTTTAAAAAGAAAACTGAACCAGAAATTCTCGGAACTTATAATTATAAAAGTCTTACATTATTCTTATTTGGATACACATCTGGAAAAGCGGGAACAGAAAATAAACATGAACTGCCTCCACCTCATGATTCTCAACTTGTATTCGGAGATATTGTACTTCTTGCTTCAAAATCAGAAAATTCATTCATGAATCCAGTGCCATTTAAACCAGATGATTATGAAGTATTTTATTCAAAAGCATATGGTGGTTTTGATGACTTGGATGAAGAAGATGAAGATGAAGAAACAACTTCTGATTTAATTGATGAAGAAGAAGCCATAATTGATGATATTATTGAAGAAGAAGATGATATTCCTGATAATACATCATATGTATCAGAAGGAATAATTGAAGAAGAAATAGAAGAAGAAGTTGTAAATGCTAAAAAAGAAAGAAAGAAACGAAATACTAATATTATAATTAATCATGTGAATATCCATCCAGATAAGCAATTAAATGAAAATTCTGAAAAGAATATTATTCGTTTAAAAGTAATTGAATCTCTTGAAGTTCTACAAAAGAATATAGGAAAGAAAGATTCATTAACAAAAAAAGAAATTGAAACTCTAGAAAATGAAATGTATAAAGTTTCATTAAAAGAAGCTGACCAAAAACATATTATTAAAGATTGGTCTATTAAAATGTTTACATATATATATCATAGTATTGTAAGAAAAATTATTAGTAATTTGTTTTCAAATAGTTATGTTAAAAATATAGAACTTATGAAACGTTACAAATCAAAACAGATTAGTCTAGAGGAAATTTCTTGTATGAATCATTATAATTTATATGAATCAAAATGGAAAGAACGTATTGAAAATCAAAAAAATATTGAAAAGAGAAGAATTGAAGGTAATAAATCGATGGCAACGGATCAATTCTTATGTACCCGTTGTTTTAAGCGTGAATGCACCTATTATGAAATGCAAACTCGTTCTGCTGATGAACCTATGACTATTTTCATTAATTGTTTGAATTGCGGTAAGAATTGGAGACAATAGTTATTGAATATACTAGAATGGAAACTTCTACGGCAAAAGCTAAATCTAAGACTGATATTCCCCTTCGTTTTGTAGGTGAAAAAGGTTCAAATCCTCTTCAAGTTGTAGATAAGTTATGGGAATTTTATTCTCAAAAAGGGATTAAAACAGTTTTTGTTTCACTTGGAACATCCACATCTCCTTTGGCGGAGCTAGAAATTGGTGAAATTTTAGGTTGCCCTATTCATGTTGTAGAACCTTCTGATTCTAATCGTGAATTATGGAATACAGTTTCTGAAATTCTAAAATTAAGAAAAACACTCCAAACTGATACTAGAAATAGTTTTACAGAAGAAGTTGAAAATAAATGGGTATTGCCAAAAAATGTTCGTGTAAGCAATAAACTACCATTTTTCTTTAATGGTAGTCTAGAACTATCTGGAAATGTAGTTGAAACTGTGGAGTGGAATACTTATGTAGAAGATATATGTAAAAATATGAATATAACTCCAAGAGTTGATATATTAAATATTCAACTTGGCAGCCTTGAAGAATCAGTTCTATACTCTTTTACAAATACTTGCTTTCGCCCGGGTCTAATTATGGTTTCATATACAAATACTCCAGATACAAATCTTTTAACAACTCAAGCAGCAGGTCATTTACAGAATATTGGTTACCAATTAATTGGAAAAACAGATAATCACTTTTTATATTTATACAATGATAAGAATGTATATGAATATGCTTCATATGAGAATAAAACAGTAGAAAATCCTCTTTTATTTGAAGTTCTAAAATCTGTAGGAATAATGTAAAAAGTAAAAATAGATGCCTAAAGGAATTGCTGTTTCAAAATCTCCATTGCAAGAAAAAAGATTATATTTTTTAAATAAATATAGTCATTTTATAAATAGACGTGCTTATACTTTTAGTATTCAGCAAAATGTGAAAATAACATATAAAATTAGGAATGACAACATTAAAGAAATATAAAAAGGAAATAATTATACCCGAGGTGAATACATCAATTCATCCCGGTGATAATTTTTATAAATTTGTAAATGATAAATGGTTAAAAACTACGAAAATACCAGATTATGAATCATCTTTTAGTGTAAATGAAGAAATTGAAGAAGTTATTCAAAAAGATTTATTTTTTATAATTTCAGAATGCCAAAAAGAAGCTTCCTTTGCAAAATCTGGAAAGAAACTTTTTTCATTTGAAAGTATTTTAAAAGATACAATTGGTAGATTTGCTTTATCATCAAATCGTTCTTCTGTTGAAAAAAATAGCATTGAAAGTCTTAAAAAAGGAATTCAAAATCTTCAATGTATTCGCTCTATTAATGATGTTGGAGAAGTATTAGGTTTTTTTTGTAGAAATAAGATTCCCACTATAATGGGCTGCTTCCTACAACTAGAAAGAACAAAAAGTGATAAATCTATTTATACACTTTTTCTAACAAGTGGCGATTTAGGTTTACCAGATATAAGTTATTATAATGCTACTGCTCCAGGAAAATTACAAACATTAACTGCTTATATTGAATTGATTAAAAAAATATGTAAACTTCTTGGTTCAGAAGATATAAGTGATATAATTACATTTGAATCATATTTTTCAGCTCATATAGAAGGTTCAAAAAACGATGAAAGTACTTTAATGAAAGGGAGTGATTTAAATGAGCAATTCAGAGGGTTTCCATGGGAAACATTCTTTACAACATTTGGAATTGAAAGCTGGAAAAATAAAATATTTAGAATTCAATCAAAAAAATATTTACAAGTTCTAGAAAAAACATTTATATCAACGCCTCTAGAAAATTTTAAAAAACTTTTTATGCTTCATTTATTTTTACATGCTTTACCTATTTTACCATCTCCATACGATGATTTATATTTTGAGTTTTATCAAAAAAGGTTACGAGGACAAAAGAAGAAAGTTTCTCGGAATTATTTAACGTTATTTTTAACACAAAATTATTTAACAAAACCTCTTTCAATTCTCTATAAAAAAATGTTTTTAAAAGATTCTTTAAAAAAGGAAACAACAATATTTATTGAAAATATTCGTTCTTCTGCATTAAAACAAATTGAATCAAATAGTTGGTTAGAAGAATCTACTAAAAAGACTGCCAAAGAAAAAGTTAAAGATATGGTATTAAGTATTGGATGGCCAGAATCATATCCTAAATTTACTTTACCATTTTTACAAACAGATAATCTATTAGATAATATTTATTTATTATCAGCATATTCTACCGATGAAGATATTTCTTTATTAAATAAAGTTTCTATCCCTGGTAAAGTATGGAAAGAACCATCATATATGGTAAATGCTTTTTATTATAATGAAATAAATGAATTTGTAATCCCTGCTGGTTCTCTTTTATATCCATTTTATATCCTTGGAGAAGAAAAATGTGGATGGAATTATGGAGGCTTAGGATGTGTAATTGGTCATGAAATGATACATGCGTTCGATGATGATGGAAAAGAATTTGATCAACATGGATTTTATAATCCATGGTGGAAACCTCGTGATAATAGAAGATTTCATGCTATATCAAAAAAATTAATAGAATTATATAATAATTCAAAAATATATGGCATTCATATTAATGGAACAATAACATTAAATGAAAATATTGCTGATTTAGGAGGTTTTTCTATTGCGTTAGAAGCTCTCAAACATCATATACAGAATTATTCAGAGAAAGAAAGAAAATATGAACTTCAACAATTCTTTATTTCTTACGC